CGGCTCGAGCCGGACGGTCCGGTCCTCGCCACCCACGACCCGGCCGGGGTCGCGGCCCGGTCGCACGTCACCGACGAGCCGGTGGTGGTCCGCCCGGGCGCCGGGCCGGCGCTGGTCCGCCCGGGGTCCGATCCGACGTTCTAGGAGGCGCCGATGTTGTCGAACGAGAAGCCGGTCCAATCTCGCCAGTACCTGTTCGTCCGGTTCGCGGACACGTCGTTCGATCTCGCGGCGACGAACGTGCATCGTGTCGCGTTCGTCGGCGCCGGGGTTGAACCGTCCGAGGAAGATTGGGTCGAGGCCGAGGTGGTCGTGGACGGCCACCCGCTCTGGCGGCCCGACATCGGGGAGGCGTTCGCTCTGCTCGTCGGCCCGGACCGGGGCGATCCGGTCACCACGCGAGACCTCCCGGTCGGGGTGCATCAGTGCTGGTCCGATTCGTCGACGCCCGATTCGGATGAACGGATCGTCGAGCTTCACGGAACGGTGACGGTCGTGTCTGCGGAGGTGTCGTCGTGATCGAGCTCGAGGTCGTGGTCGGCGGCCGCATCGAGGTCGATGCCGGNCCGGATCCGGGCAACCGGATCGACCTGTCCGTCGGTGACAATCGGTCGCCGGCGTGGATCGAGAAGAGCCAGGGNCGGCGTGGCGGGCAGACGGTCGCGTGGCGGCTCTGTCCGGATCTGCCGGCGGGCCGCTACCGGCTCACCATCCATGATCGGCACGGTTCGCGGCTGGCGGGAACCGTGGCGGTATCGTGATCGTTGACGAGGAGTAGGGCATGCCGGAATCCACCTATTCGGGCGATCCGGCGGTGTCGGCGCTGGATCAAGTTCGGTTCCTGGTCCGTGACACCTCGGATCCGTTCGCGTTCACGGATGCGGAGGTCGAGTGGGCGTTGACGGAGCGGTCGAATCCGTATCTGGCGGGGGCGTTGCTCGCGTGGCGGCTCTACCAGGCGGCCCTCGAATCGGCCGGGACCGAGAAACAGGTCGGGGATCTGCGGATCGCCCGGCGGGATTCTGGGGTTGCGTCGGTGAATTGGGGGGCGCTCGCCCGGCAGCTGGAGCGTGAGGGTGCGCTGTTCGGGATGGCGCCGGTGGTGAATCCGAACGCGCTCGGGACCGAGTTCCGGGTCGGGCAGATGGACCATCGGCAGAGCCGGGATCAGCGGCGGGGCCGGTGATGGCGTTCGATCCGGGGTATCTCGAGCTCATGCCGGACACGGTCCGGCTGGCGCAGCCGGATCCGTCTGGGGCGACGGACGTGTACGGGGCGACGGTCCTCGAGCCGGAACCGCAGGCGGGCTGGCCGGCGGTGCGGTGCCGGATCGAGCCGGGTTCGGAGATGCGGGTCAACGAGTCGGGCCGGAAGGTCGTCGATGGTGGGCGGGTGTTCCTGGCCGGCGCGTGGGAGGTGCGGCCGGGAAAGACGGTCATCATCATGCCGGATGGGTCGCGGCCGGTGATCCGCGAGTCGGCGGTGGTCCGCGACGAGGAGGGCCCTCACCACACGGTGGTGGTGCTCGCGTGACGAGCATCCGGGTGGATATCGATTCGGAGCAGCTGCAGCGTCTGCTGCGGCGGGCGCCGGTCGCGATTGCGACCGAGGTCGGGCGGGCGGTGACCGAGGTCGCGCACGTCGCGTTCGGCCGGTCGCAGGACATCGTGCCTCGCGACACCGGGACGCTCGCCCGGTCGGGGATGGTCGAGGTCGTGACCGAGGGCGGCGGGATCGAGGCCCGGATCTCGTATGGCGGGCCGGCGTCCGACTATGCGCTGATCGTTCACGAGACGGATCGGAATTATCAGCGCGGCAAGGAGTGGAAGTACCTGGAGCGGCCGGTGGCGGAGGCCGCTCCGCTGTTCGGGAACCGGGTCCGTCAGGCGGTCGCTGAAACGCTCCGCCGGTACGGGAGGTGACCTGGTGCTGTTGCTCGCGTTGACGCAGGTCCTGGTGGACGAGGGGCTCGGGGTTCGGGGCACCGATCTGTTCGTGGGTCACAAGCCGTCGCGTCCTCATGCGTTGACGGTGCTGTTCGAGTACGGGCTCGAGCCTCCGCCGGCGGTGATGGGTGACGGGTCTGGGGTTGCGGTGGAGTTGTCGGGCGTTCAGGTGTTCGGGCGCGGTGCGACGCAGGACTATCCGGAGGTGAACGATCGGGTTCGGGCGGTCAGGAAGGTTCTGCTCGCGGCCGGCGATCGGGTGGTGACCGAGGGGGACCGGTCGGTGCGGATCTTGCGGGTCGAGCCGGGCGGTGGGATTCTGCCGCTGGGGCGGGACGACAACGACTGTCCGGAGATCACGGCGAATCTTCGGTGCTGGTGGGAGGAAGCGTGACGGGCGACGAGCTCGAGCGGCTGCTGGTCGTGGTCGCGCGCGAGTACGGGCAGGCCCGGGTCGCGCTCGAGCAGTCGTCGCTGGTCCTCGATGCGGTCCTCGGTGCGCTGGAGCCGGACGCGCAGGATCGGGTGGTGGCGGCGCTCCGCGACGACGAGGTGCCGGCCGGGTCGGATCGGTCGAAACCGGAGAAGGGGGTTCGGTGTCCGTCGTGCGAAACGAAGGCGCCGACGGTGTCGGTGTTCGGCGGGGTGGTGGGGGTGTGTCCGCGGTGCGGCGAGTTCGAGGTTCCCGATGGCGGGTGATGTGTTCGCTCGGGGTTCGGAAACCGACGAGGAGGTGCGCTGCTACCGGTGCGGCCGTCTGCTCGCGGAGCTCGTGTCGCGGCCGTGGCGGATCCGGTGTTCGCGATGCAAGGCGACGAATCAGTCCGGGGTGGTCGACCACGAGCGGTGATTCGATAGGCTGACCGGCAGCAGCCTACGTCGTGCCCACGTGGCCTCCGCTGCGACCGGTCGTGACCTCGTGTCCCAGGTGGCGCGGGGGACGTGTGTGCCCGGACCGAGGAGTCCCGGTGCCAAACGTCACCTATCGAGTCACCGAGAAGGCCGGTGCGGTGTCCTATCCGCCGGATCGTCGGGCCGAGGCGGGTGACGTCGTTGACGACCTGCCGGCCGATTCGCTGCGGTGGCTGGTCGCGGCCGGCTACGTGGAACGGGTCGATCCGCCCAAGCGGCCGGCGAAGAAGAAGGCGACCGCCAAGGCCGGGGCGGGTGACGGCTCATGAGCTTCCGCCACGGCAAGACGACGCTGGTCGTGGTCGGGACGCGGAACATCTCGCGGTACATGAACGATTCGACGGTGACCGACGAGATCGCGGCGAACGAGTCGACGACCTATGGCGAGGGCGCGAAGCTGTTTCAGCCGGGCCTCGAGGACGTCCAGGTGTCGATGTCGGGGCTGTTCGATGGGGACGAATCTCCCGAGTCGGTGGACACGGTCCTCGCGGAAGCGCTGAAATCTGACGACGTGGTGAAGGTCCTGGTTGTCTCGGATTCGCCGGCGCTGCTCGGCCGGCGGGTGACGTTCCTGGATTCGGTGTTCACCAACTACGAGGTGACGAATCCGGTCGCGGATCTCGTGTCGGTGGATGCGGAGTTCCAGGGGACGTGGGGCGCCTCGGCTGGTCGGATGCTGGCGCCGGTGGAGCCGGTCGAGGCGTCGGTGACGTTCGATGAGGTGGACGGCGGTTCGTACACCTCCGCGCGTCTGCGCGGGCGGGTTCACGTCCTGGCCAACGATCGGGATGGGGACGTGACGTTCCAGGTCGAGCGGTCCGCTGACGGGTCGGCGTGGGTTGCGGCTGGTCCGTCGATGGTCGTGGCGGGCGGCGTGCGCGAGGTCCTCGAGTTCGAGATCGAGGGGAACACCGAGCGCTATCAACGGCTCGCGGTCACGGTTGCCGGCTCATCCGGGTCGGTGTCATTCGCTGCCGCGGCGGCGCGGCTGTAGACGAAAGGGAGACCGATGGCGTTCCGCCACGGCAAGGACACGCATTTCACGCTGGACGATACGGATCTGACGTTGCGCCTCGATGAGGTGTCGATGCCGGACGAGATCCAGGCGGCCGAATCGACGGTGTTTGGTCAGGGGGCCAAGTCGTTCCAGCCGGGTCTGGAGGAGGCGACGATCTCGCTGTCCGGGAAGTACCAGGCCGACGTGGAAGAGCTCTACGCCCAGATCAAAGCGAAGCAGCGGGTCGGCACGCTGATTCCGTGGATCTACGGTCCGGAGGGTCCGGGTGAAGGGCGGCGGCGTCGGACGGGCGAGGGCGTCGTGACGTCGTTCGAGACGTCGAACCCTGTCGGGGACATCGTGTCCTTCGATATCGAGATCCAGGTGTCCGGCGTGGTCACCTACGACACGTTCAGTTGACCAACTACTACGAGGAGTGACCACTGTGTCCCAGCAGGACGAACGACCACAAGAGCCCATCGACCGGGTCGACGACGACTCCGGACCGTTCGACGACTCAGAGCCTGCAGTTGAGGTCGAGGGTATGCCGGACGCCGAACCGGTCCCCGATTTCGACCGGGTCAACTACGAAGATGCCGACGCGATGCGCGCGGGAATCTTCGAGGCCGACGACATTCCCGAGGAGCTCGTGCCCGTCCCCGAGTGGAAGGTCGACGTGCTGGTCCGCGGCATGTCCGGCAACGAGTCCGTCGCGATCATGGAGGGCGCCTCCGGGTCGCGTGAAAAGAAGGACGGCGGAACGACCTCGGTCGATTTCGCGAAGATGTATCCGGACATCGTGATCCTGACGGCCTACCACCCGGGCTCCCGGCAGCGGCTGTTCCGCCCGGACGTGGACCGTAAGGCGTTGCTGTCCAAGAGCGGCGCGGCCCTAAACCGGGTCGCGATGAAGGGCATG